CTCGGTCGTGGCGGCGGTGCGCTCAAGCCCGGCCGCCTGTCGCCTGCCGCCCTCGCATGGCTGAAGGCGCACTGGCGCGCGGCGTGCGCTGAGGCATGGCCAGCGCTGGACCATTGGGAAGAGCGCGCGGCGATCCGCGAATACATGGGCGGGCAGTCTCGCGCCGAGGCTGAGGCCGGCGCCTATGCGGAGGTCGCCGGATGCTGACCTTCCGAGATCCAAAGGACATCGTTCTGCGCCCCTACCAGGACGCAGCGGTCGAAGGATTGCGTGACGGTCTGCGTGAGGGCCGCAAGCGCCTAATCCTGTGCGCCCCGACCGGCGCGGGCAAGACAGTCTTGGCGGCCCACCTTCTGAAGCAAGCTGACGAGAAGGGCAGCTACGCCTTGTTCCTTGTGGACCGCGTGGCCCTGGTCAACCAGACGAGCGAGACGCTCGACGAATACGGCGTCAACCACGGCATCGTGCAGGGCATCAACCGCCGCTGGGCGCCCCGCGAGAACGTGCAGGTTTGCTCCGTCCAGACGCTGGCCCGTCGGTCCCTGCCCCGGCGTCCGTCGCTGATCGTCTACGACGAGGCGCACTGCCAATACGCGGCCACCCTGAAATTCATCGCCGATCATCCTGATGCCGTGGCAATTGGCCTGACCGCCACGCCCTTCACCGCCGGCATGGCGGACCATTGGGAGGGCATGGTCAACGTCACGACGACGCGGACGCTGATTGACGACGGATTTCTGATGGAGCCGAAGGTCTATATCGCCAGATCGCCGGATGAGAGCGAGTACGGTCGTAACAGCTTCGGCGAGTTCTCGGATGAGAGCGCGGCTTCGGCCGGCATCAAGATCGTCGGCGATGTGGTTGCGGAATGGATCGCCAAGACGGGCGAGCATTTCGGCGGACCCGCCAAGACCATCGTGTTCAGCCCGACCGTGGAGCATGGGCGCGAGCTTTGCGCCGCGTTTGCCGCAGCCGGGTTCAACTTCCAGCAGATCAGCTACATGGACCGCGACGACAACGAGCGCGCCGAAAAGATCGCTGAGTTCCGTCGCCCTGACAGCCTCATTCATGGGCTGGTCTCTTGCGGCGTGCTGACCAAGGGATTTGACGTGCCAGACGTCCTAGTCGGGATCTCGTGCAAGCCTTACCGAAAGAGCCTGTCGAGCCACATCCAAGAGATAGGCCGCGTTATGCGGACCCATCCTTTGAAGACGAAAGCCCTCTGGCTCGATCATTGCGGCAACTTCGAACGCTTCGCCGTCGACATGTACGACGTCTGGGACAACGGCGCGGGCGAGCTGTCGTCAGCGACGAAGCGCGACAGCATCGCCCGTGAGCGCGAGGTTAAAAACCGCGAGCCGGTCAAGTGTGTCGAGTGCGGCGGAGGGATGCGAGGCAATACCTGCACGGCATGCGGGTGGGAGCGTCCGGCGCGCTCTGACATCCAGTCGGTCGCAGGTGAGTTGCGCGAGTTCGATCCGGCTGCCTTCGGCATGCAGGCGCGCGGCGGTCTGAGGGCGGACTGTTTGAAGCGGCCGAAGGACATCTGGCATGCCGCTCTCAACTATTGCGCCGCCCACACCCGCCAGGGCGAAGATCATGCCCGGCGCTGGGCTTATGGCGTGTTCCGGGGCGTCTATCCCGGCGCCAAGGTGCCGAGCGGCTGGTATCATGCTCGCATCCCTGCCGTCGTGGACCCGGCAGCATACGGCTTGGTCGAACGCGAGACGGCTCGTTTCCGTAAGAAGTCGCCGATGAAGAGGGCAGCATGAACGCCCTCTCTCTGGATGAAGCCATGCGTCGTGCATGCGATGCTGTGAGGGTGTCGCCGCCCAAACGCCGATGCGCGCCCGGTCGATGGACCCGAACCGATTCCCTCGGGAAGAACGGCAAGAACGACGCCGCAGTGTTGATCGATGACGATCAGCAAGGCGGCTTCGTCTATTGCGGAGGCCTTGGCAGTCTGGCACAAAAGGCGAACGCGCGCCGGGCGCCAACCCGAACGCGCGCTCTAACCAGCCCCACCTGTAAGGAGGTCGAGATGGCTGAGAAGCGCATATGCGCCGTCGAAGGCTGCTGCAAGTCTGTAAGCGTCAGGGGCTTCTGCCCGGCCCATTATCAGCGGTGGCGAAAGTACGGTGACCCGACCGCCAAAGCATCACCGCGCGAGCCGAAGCCAAAGCCGAGCTGCGCCGTGGAGGACTGCGACTTGCCCTCCGTCGCGCGCGGATGGTGCGAAAAGCACTACTGGCGCTGGCGCCGCAACGGCGGTCCTCTTGAGCAAAAACACGCTTCACCGGGCGAGGCCATGCGCTGGCTTTCTGAGGTTGCACTGCCGTTTGACTCTGACGCCTGCCTGACGTGGCCATTTGCGACCAGCGCTGGCTATGGACGCATTTGGCACGACGGGGCCGTAACCTACCCGCACAGGCTGATTTGCGCCGCCGTTAACGGCCCGGCGCCCGAGGGTCAGGAGACGGCTCACCTTTGCGGGAACGGCCATCTTGGATGCGTGAACCCCGCGCATCTCGTCTGGAAAACCCGCGCCGACAATCTGGCGGACAGGCTTGTTCACGGAACCCACAATCGCGGGGAGGCGCACCCGGCAGCCAAGCTGACAGAGGGTGAGGTCCGGTCCATCCGCAAGCTGCTGGGGACCATTCCCATGCGAGCAATCGCCGAGCGCTTCCAGGTGTCTGTGGGGACCATCGGAAGCATCGCCTACCAGCAGAACTGGGGCTGGCTGGAATGACCACCCTGCAACAAGCGCTGTCTGATGCCTGTTCCGCTGTCGGGGTTGAAATGCCTCGGCGTCGACTGATGCCCGGCAAATGGGTGCGCAGCGACACCAAGGGACGGCACGGTAAGGATGATGCCTCAATCCTGATCTTCGATGACCAACGCGGTGGGATAGTCTGGAATCATCAGACCGCGATCAGTCACCGCTTCCGCGTCGACGGCGCGAACGATAACCGCCCGGCGGACCCGATGATCGAGATTCGCCGGCGGCAGCGGGATGCTGAACGTGAGACCGAGCGTCGAGACGTGGAACGCATCTGTGCCGACCTAGTGCATGGGTGCAGGACGGACGTTCACCCCTATCTGAAGGCCAAAGGCTTCCCGGATGAGCTGGGGCTGGTCTGCGACGACCCTCGCCAGTTCTTCCCGTCCGGCCGTTTCGGCGACATGCTGGCCCACGCCCTGCCCGAGGGCCAGGGCCCGTTCCTGATCATCCCCGGCCGCGTCGGCAAGGCAATCACGACGGTTCAGTTCATCACGCTCGACGGCGCCAAGAAGAACATCCTTCGAGGCGTCATGTCTGGTGCCGCCCATCGGATCGCCACGGGGCGCGACACATGGGTTTGTGAGGGCATCGGAACCGCTATGACCATCAGGGCCGCTCTGCGGCTCCTGGGGGCCTCGGCGACTGTCCTTTCGGCCTTCTCAGCATCCAATGTCGGTCAGGTGGCAGAATCCATCGCAGGATCGCGCATCGCAGCTGACCACGACAAGCCCGTCGAGACTCTGGATTGGAAGGGCGCGGGAGAGTTTTACGCCCGTCGCTCGGGTCGTCAGTGGACCATGCCCAAGCAGATGGGCGACGACTTCAACGACCTTCACCAGCGGGAGGGCCTTCGGGCCGTGGCGCTGCACCTTAGGGAGGCGCTGGGATGATGAAGAGACCCCGCGCTCTTGAGGAACGCGGGGCCGGCCTGGCGGACGGTTTGAAGACAGTGGCGCCAGACACCGGAAGCCTACCACGGGGCGGAACCCCAGGCGAAGCGCAGTCCGAAAGAGTGAAGCGCGGTTCCCGGCACGATGACCAAGGTGTCGCAAGTAGCACTCGACGATCCGGCGATAGTCACTCGACCAGATCGGCCAAGACGACGGCTCGGCTCCGGCCAGCAAGATCGTGGAGGCATGGGGACCAACCTGGGAGGCCGCGAGGCCCCCGGGCTGGTCGTCCTATGCCTTCGCTCAGGCTCTCTCCTACCAGCAATACAGATCTGACCGAGGAAATTCAGACAGTGACCAGCGCCGATTTTTCCGCCCACCGCCACCATCAGGGAGCCGCAGCATAATGGCCAAGCGCAACTCTATCCCGCTGACCTTTGCGGAACAGCAAGAGCGAACTCGCGCCGCCAACGAGGCGCGGGCAATCAGACGTGCCCAGAAAGAGGCCGAGGCCCAGGGCGTAGCCCAGAAAGAGCAGCCCGAAACCAACGCTCTTCTGCGAGAGCGGCGAGCCGAAGTTGCGCGGTTGAAGGCCCAAGGCGCCGACGTGAACGTGGACAAGAACACGAACGAGATCCTTGGAGCTTGGCGCCGGGACGTTTTTACAATCCTGCGCAACCGCCACGGAAAGCCGACCGACGGCTTCCCGAAGGGCCGGCCCGCCCTGTCGCAGCGCGCCTACGAGGCCTTCCGGGGGCATGAGACCGACATCCACCTGTCGGAGGGGGCGTCAGGCGGCGACCGCCGGCCCGACTTCATCCGCGCCACATGCGAAGGCGCACCGGGCCAGAACGTCACTCAGGAGGCGATCGACGCGGCCGGCCGGGTGAAGAAGACGCTACTGGGCCTATCCCCGACCGACGCCCGCCTGCTGACCGCGCTAATGACCGGCGAGAAGGCCTTGGCGCGAAACTGGCGCCTGACCGTGGAGACGGAGACCGGAGAGACGGCCGACGAGAGCCAGGCGGCCCGGATCCGCGCCTTGGGCGAAAACCTGATCCACGCGCGCGGGGTTGCAACCGCCAAGGCTGTCGTCCCCGCCAACGACCGACCTGCCCTGGAGCCCCATCAGCAGAAGGTGAACTGGTTCCGGGGCCCGGACTTCGGAAGATAACTCAGGGCTTTTCCGACCGGTCGAAGCAGGGTACACAAAGGCAAGGTCGCTTCGCGCGTCCAGAAGATCAGCCCCGCCTCTTTCGAGCGCGGGGCTTTGTCTTGGGCGGTCGCTGGAACGGTGACGGTCCGGGGCGTGGCGGAAACTTCCGGGGTTTCGGGGCAAAGACGGGTTTGCGTTTGGGTGCGTAGGTCATGCCGACCAGATGCCCCGACCCGGCGCCCTCTTCCACGCACGCTGAAATCGCGCTCCAGTCAGCCGCGGAGGCGTCATGAGGCCTGCACCGCCGCCTGAGATTGTGGACATCGGCGGACCCAACTTCGTCCCGGCGCCAGAACTTCACGACTGGCTGCGCGAAACATTCATCGATAACGGCGCGACGGCTGAGAACGAAGACCACAAGCATCTGAGGTTCGCGAGCCTCGGCGTACTCTGGTCGTCGGTCCCGAACAGCCGGCAGGGACGAACGGTTGTTGGCCAGGCCGAAGACGGAACGCCCCGTGCGATGGGACGATGGGCCAAGGCCCGCGCCGAGCAGCAGATCATCGAATGGTTCGGCGAGATCCCTGACTTCATCCTGACCTTCAGCGCCGACTACGTGGCCCAGGCCAGTGATGCCGAGTTCATGGCTCTGGTCGAGCACGAGCTTTACCACTGCGGTCAGGAACGGGACGCGTTCGGCGCGCCCAAGTTCAGACAGTCCGGTTTGCCCGCGTTCACGATCCGCGGACACGACGTCGAAGAGTTCGTCGGCGTGGTTCGCAGATATGGCGCAGACGCCTCCGGGGTCAGAGACCTTGTCGAGGCTGCGTCCCATGAGCCGCTGATAGCCAGGGCATCGATCGCACAGGCGTGCGGCACCTGCATGGCGAAGGCGGCCTGAGACCAGACAGGGACCAGACAACCCGATGGCTACGGAAACCCTGCCGCCCGACGTTCAGACCTACATCGTGCAAGCTCTGGCCTGCTTCGACACGCCTTCGGTCGTCGCTGAGGCCGTCAAACGCGAATACGGCCTGACTGTCTCGCGCCAAAAGGTGGAGTCCTACGACCCGAACAAGCGCGCGGCGCGGTCGCTTGCGCAGCGCTGGACGATCCTATTCGAAGAGACCCGCAAGGCGTTCCTGGAAGACACCAGCAAGATCGCGATCTCGCACCGAGCCGTTCGGCTTCGGGCGCTTCAACGCATGGCCGAGAAAGCCGAGACGATGGGCAATATCGCCTTGGCGGCGCAGTTGTTCGAACAGGCCGCGAAGGAAGCGGGTGACAGCTATACCAATCGGCGCGAGTTGACCGGCAAGAACGGTGCGCCCCTCCCCGCCGCTGCGCCGGCGGTCGTGCTGTACCAGCTGCCGGATAATGGGCGGGGTTGAGCCCACGGTCATTCGGCCGCAGCCGGGACCGCAAGAGACCTTCCTCGGCAGTTCGGCCGACATCGCGATTTACGGCGGCGCTGCTGGCGGGGGCAAAACTTGGGCTCTGCTCATGGAGCCGCTGCGGCATATCGCCAATCCGGGCTTCGGCGCCGTGTTCTTTCGGCGCTCAACCGTTCAGGTCCGCAACGAAGGCGGGCTATGGGACGAGAGCGAGAAGCTCTATCCGATCATCGGCGCGACGCCTCGTGAGCACGTCCTCAGCTGGGAGTTCCCGGCTGGAGCTACGGTCAGCTTCGCGCACCTCGAGCACGACAAGACGGTCCTGAACTGGCAGGGCTCACAGATTCCGCTGATCTGCTTCGATGAGCTGACGCACTTCAGCCAGAAGCAGTTCTGGTACATGGTCAGCCGGAACCGCTCGATGTGCGGCGTGCGCCCCTACATCCGAGCGACCTGCAACCCGGATGCCGATAGCTGGGTCGCCGAGTTCATTGCTTGGTGGATCGACCAAGAGACGGGCCTTCCGATCCCCGACCGCGCCGGCGTCGTCCGCTGGTTTGTCCGCATCAATGATGCACTGGTTTGGGCCGACGATCCGGCCGAGCTGGAGGAGAAGCATCCGGGCATCCCGCCCAAGTCCGCCACGTTCATACCCGCCAAGCTGACCGATAATGCGGCCCTGATGGCTGCTGACCCCGGCTATATGGCCAACCTGCTCGCCTTGCCGAAGGTCGAGCGCGAGCGGCTTCTCGGCGGCAACTGGAAGATCCGGGCGGCGGCGGGGCTGCTGTTCAAGCGGTCGTGGGTGACCGTCGTGGATGCAGCACCATCCGATCTACGCATCGTCCGCGGCTGGGACTTGGCGGGAACGCCTAAGACCGAAGGCAACGACCCCGACTGGACAGCAGGGACCAAGATCGGCAAGTGCCGATCAACCGGGCGCTATGTGGTCCTGCACCATGTCCGGGATCGCGATACGCCCCACAAGGTCGAGGCGCTGATCGCTAATACGGCGTCGCAGGACGGCGCAGAGGTTCAGATCAGCCTGCCGCAGGATCCGGGCCAGGCGGGCAAGGCCCAGGTCGCAACGCTGATCAAGATGCTTTCCGCCTACACGGCGCGAGCGACGCCAGAGACCGGCGACAAGGAAACTCGGTTCGGCCCCTTCTCCGCCCAATGCGAGGCCGGGAACGTCGATGTGCTGCGCGGCCCATGGAATGAGGAATGGTTCATGCAACTCGAATCCTTCCCTGATGCCGCGCACGATGACGATGCGGACAGCACCGCGCGGGCCTTCAACACGCTGTCGCTGGAAGAGCCTTCGACCGTCGCCATGTTCCTGAAGAGCCGGCACCGCGGATGAGCGCGCGTCACCTTCTGGCCAACGCCGCGTCGCGGTCAATCCAGGCCATGTTCCCTGGCTTCTTCTTCGGCGCCCCGAAGCACAACCACGCGGCCGACTTCGGCTATCCCGATCAGGTCACATTCGAAGCGGCGTTCGACGCCTACTGCCGCAACCCGCTCGCCCGCGCCGCCGTGGACAAGACTGTCGGCAAGACGTGGGAGGACCACCCGTTTCTTCAGGAGTTCCAGCGGGACGGCACAGAAGACGGCGACCAGGGCGAGACGGGGCTTGAGGCTGACATCCGTCAGCGCTTCGCCGATCTGCGCATCTGGCAACACCTCGCAGAGTGCGACCGCCGTAGCCTAGTCGGCTGCTACTCAGGTCTGATCCTCCGCTTCGCCGACAGCAAGGCGTTCAAGGAGCCTGTCGATACGGTTTCGGGCGGCCTCATGGGGCTGGTCGAAGTCATCCCCGCCTGGGAAGGCCAGCTGACCGTCAGCACCTGGAACACGGATGAGAAGTCCGAGGGCTATGGCCAGCCCACCATGTTCAGCTTCGCGGAGTCGGCCGTTGGCCAGCAAAAGCAGCCGCGCACCTTCGAAATCCATCCCGACCGGGTGATCGTCTGGTCGCGTGACGGCACCCTGAACGGACGTTCCGCCTTAGAGCCCGGCTATAACGCCCTGCTCGACATGGAGAAGATCCGCGGCGGCGGCGGCGAAGGCTTCTGGAAGAACGCCAAGTCGGGCCTGAGCCTGGAGATCGACAAGGACGCCAAGATCGAGAACATGGCCCAGGCCATGGGCGTGCCGGTCACAGAGGTGGTCGACAAAATCGATCAGCAGGTCGAGGGCTTCAACAAAGGTTTCGACAAGTCGCTGCTGCTGTCCGGCATCAAGGCGACGCCGATGCAGGTCAACCTGCCCTCGCCCGAGCACTTCTTTGCCGTAGCGGCGCAATCGTTCGCCGCGTCGTGGTCGATCCCCATGAAGGTGCTGATCGGCTCCCAGACCGGAGAGCGCGCCTCGACCGAGGACAGCGAAGAGTGGGCCAAGGTCAACATGGGCCGGCGGACCAATCAGGCCGTCCCCGCCATCATGACCTTCGTGAACCGCCTGGAGCGGGTGAAGGTGCTGCCGCAGAAGGATTGGTATTTGGATTGGAAGAGCCTGCTCGACCCGTCTCCAAATGAGCAGCTTGAGCGCGTCGAGCGGATGGCTGCCGTGAATGACAAGATGCGCGCCTCCAACGAGCTGGTCTTCACTGGTGACGAGATGCGGTCGGAAGTCGGCCGAGAACCCCTGACGGACGCGGACAAGTTCCGCGACGATCCTACTGCCGATGAGGAGCGTGATGCCTTGGGTGATCCGGCGGACGCAGATGCGCTTGGAGAACAAGACAGAAACGTCTAGTCTGTAGCGGCTCGACGAGGTGTTGGAAGCGCCTCGCCGAGCCTGACCACAACGAACGGATGAGGTTCGACATGGCTACCCCTGCGGTATGCAATATTGAGGGCTGCGGCAAGCCGCACTTGGCGCGCGGGTGGTGTGAATCCCACTATCGGCGCTGGCGTCGCCACGGTGACCCCGAGGCGGGCGGAACAGCAAACGGCGCCCTGAGAGACTGGATTAACGATGTCGCCATCCCCTATCTTGGGGACGACTGTCTGATTTGGCCCTTCGCTCGCGACAAGGACGGTTACGCCCAAGGCGGGCACCCTGACCATCTGTCGCAGCGAGCCTACCGGGTCATTTGCGAGTTCACCCAGGGCCCACCCCCGACCCCGAGACATGAAGCCGCTCATAGCTGCGGTCGAGGGAAAGAGGGATGTGTCGCGCCGCGCCACCTGTCGTGGAAAACGCACATCGACAACGAAGCTGACAAAAGGGCGCACGGAACGCTTCTCGTTGGGTCGAGGCATTCAAATGCCCGATTGACCGAAGCCGATGTTCGTGAGGTCCGGCGCCTTTTCGGGACGATGACGCACTCGGCCATTGCCGAGCGTTTCGGCGTGTCACGTCCGACAATCAGTATGATCGCGAGCGGCGCGACGTGGGACTGGCTAAAATGATCAAGGTCGATTTCGAGCATCATGGCAGCAGACTGACGCTGCACACGGCTGGCGACCGCGCCCGACTGCATGTCCGAAGCGCCTTCGCGAGCGCTCCTGAGAGCGGACATCAGCATCTGACGCCAAAGCAAGCCCATGAGTTGGGTTCCGCTCTTCTTGCATGGTCAGACCACCAACAGCAGCTTTCTCGCGCCAAGGCCGGTCGCCGCAACGCTCGCAAGGCCGTTAAAGCAGACCCAGGCAAAGCCGGTCTTGCGATGGCGGCCCTGATGCATCCGAACGCGCGAGTAGTTCAGCCCACACGCTGACCGAAGACGAGCCGGCTCCGGCCGCCTGACCCACCCACAATCGAAGGAGGCCCGCGTGCATCAGCCCGCAGCGCCGACGCGCGCCTTCCTGGTCAACAAAGGCCTGACGGCCGGTGATCAGGTCCGCGTCAACATCCGCACCCTGGCCAACTCGGCGGCGATCAAGCGCGAGAAGCGCAACGGTCGCGACGTCATCATCGTGCCCTCCGCGACCCTGCCGGACGACGTCGTGATGAACGACATCCTCTATCCGGCCGCCGAGATCGCCAAGTCGTTCAAGACCCTGGAGCGCACACCTGCACCGCTGGGTCATCCGTCGGTCAACGGCAAGTTCCTCTCGGCCCGCGACCCCGAAGGCCTGAACCAAGGCTGGATTGGCGCCTGGAATGAGAACGTGCGCCAAGAGGGCGGCCGCGTCTTGCTGGACAAGGTGATCGACGTCGAGCGCGCCAACCAGTCCGACGGCGGCAAGCGTGTGCTGGCGGCTATCGACGCCGGCAATCCGGTCCACACTTCGACGGGCCTCCTGGCCATCATGGACGCCGCCAATGGCGACGTTCCCTACAAGTTCACCGCTCGCGACATCGAGTTCGACCACGACGCCATCCTTCTGGACGAAGACGGCGCCGCCACTCCCGATCAGGGCGTCGGCATGATGGTCAACTCGGCGGGCAAAGAGATCCAGGTCGTCAACTCGGTCTTCAGCGATGAGGCCGAGCGCGAACTTGGATGGGCGGTCGAAAGCGCCGTCCGCGCTCTGGAGAAGAAGCAGCGCGCTTCTCTCATGGATCGCATCATGACCGCACTTACCGAGGCCTTCGGCTCCGGGCGGGAAACCTCCACCACCAACATGAAGGACGACGAGATGGACAAGGTCCAATTCGACGGGCTTTCCGCGAAGGTTGACGCCCTCACGGAGGCCCTGAAGCCCGAGACGCTGGCGACGGCTATCGGAAACGCGGTCGCGACGGCGATGAAGCCGATCAACGACCAGCTGGAGGCCCAGGCCAACAGCGCCAAGGCGACGGAAGAAGCGGAGCTGAAAACGCTCCGTGAGAAGATCGTCGCCGGCAACATCATGGACGAGGCCGCCGCCGGCGAACTCACCCTGAATGCCGCCCGCGCCCTGGCCCCCAAGGCCGAGCCCGGCAAGGCCGCCCCGATCGCCCCCGGCTTCAAACTGCCGGGCGCCAACGCCGCCAAGCCCGCCTTCAAGGCCCCGGCCGCGCCGAAGACGGAGGCCTAAGCACATGCCCCGCTTCAACAAGATCTATGCCGGCCCTGTCACCGAGGTCACGCCCCAGGTCCAGGAGCGCATCTGCGCTGCTGCGGTCCTGCCGGGCATCGCCCTGGTGGAGTCCGGCTCGGCCTTCGCCATCGCGGGCGCCAACAGCGGCGACAAGCTCTACATCGCTCAGGACAACTACCTGGCGCTCAAGGGCACCGACGACGCTTGGCCCGCCGGCGACACCGTCATCGGCATGGAAGCGCTGGATGAGCAGTTCTTCAACATCCGCGTCCCGACCGGAACCAACGTCGCTCGCGGCGCCGAACTGACCACCAGCGCGGCCGGCAAGTTCGTCCTCGCCACCACGGGCCAGAACGTCGCCTTCGTCGCCGAAGAGGCCTTCAACAACAACACCGGTTCTGACCACCTTGTGCGTGCGCGCAAAGCCGGTCGGAACGTGGTCGCCGCCTAAGGAGGGCGAACATGCGCTATTTCGACGAACAGCTCGTCGCCAACTCCCGCCCACACCAGCAATGGTGGGGCGAGCTGAGCGTGGCGCGCGAACACTTCCACCGGGTCGAAGACCAGCACGCCGCCCTCTACGGCGAGATGTCGGGCGTCACCAACGCCTCGGCCGTCCTGCCGCGCGATGCTTGGCTGGAGCTGGACACCATCACCACCCGCGTCCTGCGGGACGATGGCGGCAGCGTTTTCATGGCCGACCTGATGCCGCTGGCCAAGCCGGTGAACATCGGCAAGCTGGTCCACATGACCCGCACCGCCTCGGACACCGCCAACCCGGTGTTCCGCTCGCTGTCGGGCCAAGTGCCGGTCGCTATGGACAAGACGGTCTACAACTACGCCGGAACCGTCGTTCCGATCTTCGCCGACGGTTACGGCCGCGAATGGCGGGAGTGGAACACCCTGCAGTCCGAGAACTTCGACGCTCTTGCTGACGATCAGGAAGGCTCGATCGACAAGCTGAACCGCGACATGGCCAGCTATGCCCTCGACGGCGACACCACGATCAAGTTCCAGGGCTACACCGGCTACGGCATTCGCACGTCGCCGCTGACCAAGCTGATCAACATCGGTGCCGGCGGGGCGAACATCGACCTGACCACGGCGACCCCGGATCAGCTGGAAGCGTTCTTCGTCGGGCCTTTCGGTGCGATGCTGGACGCCAACCTGATCACCGAGGCCGTCAACCTCTACATCAGCCCCGACATCGCCCGTGCCTGGGACCGTTCCTATTCGAACGCCCAGGGCTTCAAGCAAGGCACCATCCGCGAGTTCGTCGCTCGCAACCGTCGCATCAACAAGATCGATGTGACGTGGCGCCTGACGGGTAACCAGTTCTTCGGCTTCGTGCCGAACGCTCGGTACATCCGCCCGATTATCGGCATGGCCGTGAACACCACGGCGATGACGCGCCTGAACCCTACTGATAACTATCAGTTTTTGAATATGGGCGCGATGGGGCTGGAGATCCGCGGCGACTACAACGGTCGCTCGGGGGTGTTCGCCTCCACGATCGTCAACTGAGCAACCACCCCCAGCGCTCTCGGCGCATAATCAGCCCGACGGCGCTGGGGGTCACTCCGAACTGCCGAGCAATCTCTCTGTATGGCGTCCCGGCCATACCGCGGATCGCCCTTACCTCTCTTTCGGTGAGGGCGGCACGAGCGTTCTTCGTTCCTCTAGTCGTCGTCCCGTGAAGAATGGCGTCCTGCATATTTTCCGAGCGTGACGCCCATCGGACGTGAACCGGGTTGACGCATCCCTGATCGCCGTTGCCGCAGGAATGCGCGGTATCGATCTCCGGAGCATCAGCTTCGCCATGGGCCATAGAGCACATCGTTCGCGCGGCGGAGGTCTTGCGGCCCCGTCGGGAGATGACGGCGTATCCGCGGTTGTTCCTCTCGAACGGCCAGATGAGGCACTCATCGCCGTCGTGGCCGACGTGCTTCTTGAGCCAAACGAGCGGGCCACCCCGCCAAGCAATCGGCCCACCGGCCTCACCCGTTCGCCAGAACCGAATATAATGGGTCGCGCAGTAGCCGAGCGTCCTCGCGGGCTTGCCGCATCCGTCAACAGAACATAGGGCTCTGATAGCCATTCGCTGATCCTCCAATGATCGCTTTGGTTAGGGCCGGATGACGGTGTTAGCGCACCTCTCCGGCCCGCTCAGTATGCCCCAGATCGTCCGCATAACCACGCACGAAAGGGCCGCACCATGCAGCAAACTGAAGCCGACCGCGCCGCGCTGAAGCACCTCGACAAGGTCGATAGCTCCGGAGACGACCGAACCGCCAACAACGCTGTCCGCCACACCTATCGCGTCCTTTCCGACGCGGAGAAGGCGCAGATGGTCGCCATCAAGGACGCGGGGGCTGCCCTGCTGAGCTTGATCGACGGGGTCGGCACCGGCCGCGAACTGTCCCTGGCGAAGACCAAAACCGAAGAGGCCGTCATGTGGGCGGTCAAGCACATCACCGCCTAAGGAGGGCAACCCTATGAGCGACACCCGCATCAAGATAACGGCTGGCGGCATCTACGGTGGCGACGGCAAGGAAGTCCCGATCGGCACGGAAGTGACCGTGAAGGAAGAACCGACGGCCTGGTCCGGCCGCTACGAGGTCATCTCGGGCGACGGTGCCGGCAAGACCGCTGTCACCAACGATGAGCCCCCCGTCGGCCCCTTCACCGTCGTTGACGGCGGCAAGGGCTGGTGGACCATCCAAGACGGCAAGGGCGAGAAGGTCGGCGCCAGCGTCCGCGAGGACGACGCCAAGGCCTTCGACACCATGTCCGACGACGACAAGACCGCCTTCGCCGCCGAACACGCGAAGGCCTGATCCAGATGGCCCGTGGGAGCGATGAAGGCCTTCAGGCGTGGATGGAGGCCAGAGGCCACACCATGCCCGAGGGCGCTCCCACGGCTGCCGTTCTGCGTCAGCGCGCCACCGACTACATCGACGCGGTCTATGGGCCTCGGCTGGTCGGAGATCAGACCGTCGATCCGCTGCTGACGGCGCTGGAGACCGCGACCTACATCGCAGCCTGGCATGAGGCGAACAATCCAGGCTCGCTGTCTGCGTCCGCCACTCAGGCCGGCGCCCTGAAGCGTAAGAAGATCGACACCATCGAGAAGGAATATTTCGAGGGCTCCGGCGACGCCGCTGCTGATGCGACGGTGCGCATGTCCTTGGTGGATGGAATCCTCGCCCCCTACCTGCGTCAGGTGACCGGCCCGTGCCTGGGCCTATGGGCGGTTGGCTGAAATGCTGACCTGTGCGACTGTCCCAGCCGTGACCCGCCGCATCGACAACGACGATCCGAGCCTGACCGCCCCCGACATGGCGGCGCGGATGGCGACTGAGACGCTGCTGGACATCGTCACCTCGGCCGACCTGCTGACCAAGGCGATCATCCACGACAATCCGATTGAGCAGCAGCAGAAGATCATCGAGGTCGCCCGCGCTCAGTTTGAGGCCTACCTCGATCTGATGGCCCAGGCCGCCCACCACGCTCGGGCTCTCAAGCCCTAACACCCATGGCCAGACGCCCGTCTCAGAAACGGCTCTTCCGGGAGCTGGCGGCTCGCTATGGCCAAGAGGTCGCTCTGGCCTTCATGGCTGCCGTGCGGGACATCACCCGACAGGTCGAGGTCCAGAAGCTGATCCTGGCCCTTGATCGCCGCGACCTCGAAGCCGCAATGCAGGCCTTGCACATCGACCGGGCCGCATTCCAGCCGCTGGAAGCCAAGCTGGTCGAGGCCTTCACCGCAGGGGGACAAGGCGCTGTCGCCACCATGCCGGCCGCTGTGTCCATCGGCTTCCGGTTCGACCCCGGCAACCAGCGCGCCGCCGCGATCATCCGCGAGATGGCCGGCACGCTCATCACTCGCCTGACGCAGGGCGAAATCGACCAGGCCCGAGCCTTCCTCGCCGACGGCATGGCGCGCGGTGCCGGGCCCCGTTCTGTGGCGCTAGATCTGGTCGGACGGATTTCGAGAGCGACGGGTCAGCGCACCGGAGGCTTGATCGGTCTTTCTGGTCCCTATCGTGACTACGTCGCCACCGCCCGTGTCGAATTGGCGTCGACGGACCCTGCCCTGCTCCGCAACTATCTGACCCGCAACCAGCGCGACCGTCGTTACGATCGAGCGGTGGCCCGCGCCATTGAGACTGGCAAGCCTGTCCCGCCCGAGACTGCCCGCACCGCGGTCACCCGCTATTCCGCCCGCCTGGTCCGCCTCCGTGGCGAGGTCATCGCCCGCACCGAAGGCCTACCCGCCATCCGGGCCGCCAAGCATGAGGCATATCAGCAGCTCGTCGATGATGGCCGGGTCGATGTCATGGACATCGTGCGCGGCTGGTCCACCACGGAAGACGGACGCCAGCGCGACAGCCACGACGCCATGAACGGGCAAGAGGTGCGCGGCCTGGACATGCCGTTCACCAGCCCGAGCGGTGCCCAGATGATGTTCCCCGGTGACACCTCACGCGGGGCGAGCGCAGCGGAAACGGTCGCATGCAGATGCGACGAATATATCGCGATCAGGAAGTGGCCCCTATGAGCATCCTCGACGGTGTTGCTGCTGAAGCGCTGGAAGACTTCGGCGACGACTTCGAAGACGGCTCCCTGACGGTCCCAGGCTCGCGCATCCCGGATGGCCAAGGCGGCTTCACGACGGGCCCGGCGACCATCTACCCCTGCAAGGCCCTGGTCGGCAGCTATAAGGACACCCGCCGTGCCGCGCTTGGCATCCCTGCAACCGATCGACGCGTCCTAGTCCTCGCCGCCAGCCTGCCCTCCGGCATCTATCCCGCGAAGGGCCACAAGATCGCAGCGCCCGACCCCGCCAAGGGCCTGCTGATGACCACCTTCGAAGTTATTGAGCGGACGGGCGACCTGGCGGGCGCCCTCGCCGAGTTGCAGGCCCGCTAGGCGTCCTTCGCCGGCACCGGGGCAGCCTGGACACCCTTCGGCAGCGAAGCCCTCATCTCGGCGGCCTCGCGCCAGTCCAGCTCGACGGCTTCGCTCCGATCCGGCGACCATTCTTTGCCGGCGGTCAGATACTGGCGCGGCTCGGTGAGCGAGACGATGACGAGCCTCAGAGGTTCAGGCATCCGGTCGTCATAGGAGACCCCGATGGCGAAAGTCACGCTCGACCTCGGCGCCATCGATGCGGTTTCGGATCGCGCGGCCGAAGCTGGCCTCCGACAGGCCCTTGGCGAGTACGAGCGCATCCTCAAGACCGATGTCCTGAACCGGGCCGGGTCCGGGAAGCAGTACGGCAAGCATCAGGCCTCGGCTCCCGGCGAGCCCCCTGCCCGCGACTTGGGCAACCTCGTCGCCAACACGAACGCTGATCCGACCATCCGGGACGACGGGGACGTCAAGGTCGGTACGGTCACCGCCAACGCCGCCTACGCCCTGCCCCTGCACAACGGCACCGAGCGCATCGCAGCCCGCCCCTTCATGGATGTGCCAGCGAAAGAGAACCAGCGCGAGCTGACCGAGGCGTTCGTCAGAGGGGCGAGAGAATGAACAGCACCGCCGCCATCTTCGCCCGCCTGAACGGCTCGCTGTCGATCATCGACCGACTCGACGTCTTCGAAGACCGCGCCGCCATCTTCAACGACCGTGCCCCTGACGACTTCCAGTTCACGGGTAAGGCCGCCTTGGTGATCGCCGCGCCATCGGGCGACATCGACGCCAGCACCTTCTCCGAGACCATCCGCGACATCACCCAGGACGTCCGCCTCTACGCTCGCGACACCGGCTCGACAGCCGCCATCGACGCGCTGGGCCGCGACATCCGCAACCTCTTCCACCTCCAGGCCTCTCAGATCGAGGTTGAGGACGGAACCTGCTCTCTCGCGACCGCTACCGGGCCGGTTGCAGCGCCGACCACTGACCCTTCGTTGGTCGGTCGGCGGGTTCAGCTCCGGCTCCAACTGAAAAAGGACTGACCTATGGCCTATCTGGCTCAAGGGGCGATCAAGGTCGAGGTCAACCTCGGCACCGATGGCTCGCCCGACTGGACGAACGTTCCTGGCGTCACCGTGGCCAATGGCCTCGGCTTCTCCGAAAACCGCATCGACGTCACCGACTTCGACACCGCGCCTGGCACGCAGGAAAGCATTTCGGGTGCCCGGCCGAACGTGCCCCTGACCTTCACCATGCACGACGAGCCCACGGATGAAGCCCAGATCGCCATCCATGAGGCCTGCGACGACAACGAGCCGATTGGCTTCCGCCTGCTGCGCGGCGCCAAGGCCCAGGAGTTCAAGAGCGTCCCGACCGTCTCGCTGACCGCCCCCGTCAACGGCGTGGTGACCTACAGCGTCTCGGCGACCCCCGACGCTAAGCCGACCCGCACCACGGTCACGCCGTAACATGAACGACGCCCGCCTCGGCATAGTGCGCCTGTCGCTCCCAGACGAGCGACAGGTCGCCCTGCAACTGACCTTCGCCGCCTTGGACGCCAAAGGCCACGACTGGCTGCTGGATCGCTTCAAGGTGCTCCAGAAGGGCCGTGCCGGGGCGTCGTCTGCTCTCGGTGACCTGCTGGAGGTTTTAACCGCCGGCGCCATCACCAAGGCGGACGTGATCGCGGCCCCTGTTGCCGTCTACCCGCTGTCGCCCTGCATGAAAGCCTGCTGGGATGCCTGGGAGCTTGCCCAATACGGCCCGGCCGGGAGGTCCGCCGAAGCCGGCCCCGCAAACCCTCAGACGCGCCGGCCGACGCTGTGGAGGCGGCTCTTCGGGCGGCGCTGAAAGGCGGACTGTCCGAAGCCGAGTTCTGGAAGCTGACGCCTTACCGCCTCGGCATGATCCTGACCGAGCGCGGACGCGGTGAAGCAGCCTCGGCCCTCTGGACCGGGTGGATGGTCGCCCGTCTCGCTGTTGAGCGGGAACCGACGCTGTCAGGACCGCAGCACTATTTCCGCGAGTTCTTCGATCCGGCCGGGAAAGCCTCCGATGCCGAGGCCATGGCCGACGCCGAGTTCAACCGGATCGCGCGGGTCTATGGTGTCGAGATAGTGGACTTGGCGAGTGATTAGCTGGCTTTGGCGGCGGCTCCCGAAACTTCCTTGCAGCGCCGCATTGACAGGTGCTGCCAGGGCACACCACATTCGGCCTATGGCAACCGATAAGACTGGCTACACTGTATCACGGAGCGCCTCGACAGGCCGGTTTAACGGCGTGTTCCGCGACGTGTCGTCGAACAAAGACGGCAAGACCCGCGTCATGAGTTCCGAAACGTATTCACGTGCGTCGGACAGGGCCAACAAGTCGCTAGCCGCATCCGCCCTTACTCAACGTTTCGACAAGAAGCGCTAGGTGGCGCACAATCCGATCTTCAGCCAGCTCGTCGAAGGCAGCGACGACCGTCTCTTGGGCATGGTCGCATATGCCATCTACAAGAATGCGAAAAAGGAATGGGTGCTTGGCATCCAAGAGCAGCACGGACGCGAGCCTACTCAAGAGGAGTTGGCGGCGTACGCTGCGACCTGGACGCCGCAACTGCTGGCAAACGCGACTGACTCCGCCCGATCAGCGCTCGCTGAATTCGCATCCGTGGCGATTGACGATGCCCGCGCTGGAATAGTTGAAGAAGCGCTGCGCGGCGGTTCAGTCAAGTCAGTCCTGCTCTCGATGCTAGCCGCCCTGCTCTATACCGTGGCGTTGGTTCTTGTCGTGATCGTCCTGAAAGCGGCTGGTATAGACTTGGTGTCGATCGTGGGCGCCGTCGGTTAGCGTCGCTCTCAGGCAACCGCCCTACCGAACCGGACTTGTCGGATGAGGGCGCGGCGCCCTAGCCTGTCGCTCTTTCGGGAGAGACGAATGCTGAAGCTGATCGCCGGATGGATCCTCGTGCTGCTGGGCCTCGCTCTAGGTGGCTTTGGCCTTCTGGCCCTTGCTGGCCCGCCCCAAACGTTGGGCCTTGGCAGCGCCGCGCAGCTTCTGGCCCTGCAGACACAGATGCTGGTCCTGGGTTCGACCTCTCTCATCGTCGGCACCATCCTCCTGACGACCAGACGGCGCGACTAGCGCCCTCGACATTGATCCTATCAGGGCTCGCTTCGGCGGGCCTTTTTGTTTGGAGGCGGCATGACCGACAGCCCCGTAATCGGCAGCGCCTCGTTTGAGCTGCGCGCAAATAAGGACAGGTTCAAAGCTGACCTTCGCGAGTCCGAAATGGATTTGAAGAAGTCGGTAGGCGCTATGGAGCAAGATGCCGGAGCGGGTGCGAGCCGGATCGGCGGGGCAATCTCCAATCTGGCACTCACCGCTACGACGGCGCTTACGGCCCTTGTCACGGTTCTGGGCCTAGCGGCTGTGGGCGCCTTCAATCTCGGCATGCAGGGCCTGCGTATGGGCGACGATATCGCCAATAGCGCTCGGAAGATCGGAGTGGGCACGGACGCTCTCCAAGAATGGCGTTTTGTGGCCCAGCAGACCGGCAGCGATGCAAAAGCCGCTGATGCGTCGCTCGACAAGTTCGCCGATAAGCTGGCGCAAGCGACAGCAGGGACCTCCAAGTCCGCTTCTAAGGCGTTCAACCTGATCGACCTGGGCCCGAGCCAACTCAAGGGGTTCAAGTCCACAGAGCAGGCACTCGACGTTGTCGCCGAGAAAATCAGGAACCTTAAAACGGAAGCCGAGCGGGCGGCGGTTATCGACGCTTTGGGCTTAGATGGGCTTTCGAACGCCCTGCGTGACGGCGCGGTGGACATCGAAAAACTGCGGAACGAAGCCCACGACCTCGGCATCGTTATGGATCAAGACATGATCCAGCGCGCCAGTCGCGCCCAAGGTGAACTCGACACTCTGAGCCAAGTGATCGACGTGAACCTAAAGTCGGCGTTCATCGACTTGGCACCAGTGATTATCACCGCCATCAGCCTCGTTGCGGACCTAGCCAAGGCACTCGCCGACGCCATGAACGCGTGGCGCGATCTTGAGAACAAGACCTCGCGCGGGCTTCAGCAAGAGGCGGTTCGTCTGTCGGCCGAGAACACAGCGATGATCAGCCGCTATGGAAGTGTGGCGGCCCTGCCTAAGAACGACCCCGAGCCTGCTCTGGGATCGAGCGGGGGCGCAGCGGGTCCCGGCGGAGCCATTCTAATCCGCAGTCAGCAGCGCGGATCACTGGCCTCCTATCAAGAGAACCAAGAACGCATCGACACCATCTTCAAGCTCCTGAAAGAGCGTGACACTGCGTCGGATCCGGGCCGTTCGGATCGCTCGTCCGGTTCGTCGGTCACCGTCCCGGCCGGCAGGCAGCGAGTGGATCGTAGCGCTGAACTTGAGGCGAGAAGGTCTGAACGCGTCGAGCAGGAAATTTTCAAAGCTCGTCAGCGGATACTCAACATCGCTGAGGATGACGAACTAACTGCGCAACAGCGCTTCGACCTTTCGCGAGAGCAGCTAAAACTTGAGCGTTCTGCGCGGGATGCGGAGATTGCCAGCAAGAACACGCGCGGCGAAATCCTCGACACAGAGCGCGACGCCTTAAAGGCCGCGAACGCCGAAGCGGACGCACTTGAGGATCGCATCCTAACGCAAAGCGCGTGGCAGGCTATCCAGGACGAGCGCCTTGCGACGGAGAAGCTGCTCTCCGGCCTGACCGCTGACCTGCTGTCGCTCCAGTCCGGCACCGCCCGCACCGCGAAGGAACGCCAGCGGATCGAACTGGACCTGCTGGAGATCACCCAGCGCCAGCGACGCGAAGCCCTGCGTCTGGAGTTGGACCGCAACCCCAATCTGACCCAGGCCGAACGTGACGGCGCCATGGCCACCAACGGCCGGATCGAGCGCGGCGAACGCGACGCCGTCATCCGCAACAACCTGTCGCCGCTTCAGGCCTGGCGCGACGAGAGCCTGAAGACAGCCGACGAAATCCGTGAGGCCTATGAGAACGTCGGCGCCCGCGGCCTCGACGCGCTCAACAGCGGCATCGTCGACGCCATCATGAACACCAAGAGCCTGGGCGAGACCTTCTCGTCAGTCGCCAAGCAAATACTGGCGGACCTGCTGTCGATCTCAGTGCGGCGCGGGATCACCGAGCCTCTGGCGGACATGCTGTTCGGAGGTTCGGGCTCTGGAGCAGGCGGCGGCATCGGCTCGTCGATCTTCTCAGCCATCAAGTCGGCGCTGAAGATCCCCGGCTTCTCCAGCGGCGTCTCCAACTTCGGCGGGGGGCTCGCCTATGTCCATGCCGGCGAAATCCTGGCCAACCTGCCTCAGGGCACGGACGTGATTCCGGCGCATGCGGTCCAAGCCATGGGCAGCAAGAGCAGCGTCTCGCGCGTCGTGGTGACCACGAACGACGACCGGTTCAACGCCTATGTGGACGACCGCGCCGCCCGGCCGGCCGCCGCAGCCTTCAGCACCGCTCGCAAGACCGTCCCCTCCGATATGGCGCGGACTGACCGCTACACGCTGGGGAGACGGAGATGACGGCTATAGCTTCTTTTTCACATACTGTGATGCGGTCCAGTTTGGATCTCTGGGATCCTCGGGGAACGGCAGGTCTTCATTCAACTGCCACGACTTCAGCATCGCCAACAGGCTTACAGCCTGAATCATGGGAATGGTCACGCTGTGTGGCTGACCCAGACTGCGAAACTGAAGGTCTATCCCTGCTGGTTGGCCATCAGGGCTACGACCCACGCGGAAACCCATAATCTCGTTTGCGTGGATCGAGGGCACCGCGCCCGGCGGTCCAACCGCAAACTGCCCGTAGACTTCGACGCGATCTGCCATGGTGTCCTTCCCGTGAGGGTTGCGAACCTGCGACATCGGAGAGCGTCCGTCACCCTGAACAGAACTCGAACAGCCAGCCGCAAAGCGCGCCGGCACGAGGTAGCGCATGGCGATACTCACCCTGCCGACTGATCCGGCACCCGCCGCCATGGGCATCGCCATGATCACGGCGAAGAACGTCCTGGCTCCGGCCTTCGGCGACGGAGAGCAGGAGCTTCTGCGCAAGGGCAGCCGCTACGCCCTCACGTTCCAGATGCCGCCGATGCGCTACGTCACGTCGATGGATTGGGACGACGTGATGGCCGAGGGCGATACGGTCGTCATGAAGGTCCATCAGCCAGGGTTCGACACCGGCGCGCCTGGGACGCCACGCGTGAACGGCGCCGGTCAGTCTGGATCCGCTCTGGTGATTGACGGACTGACGAACGGCTATGTCATCCGCAAGGGCCAGTTCCTTTCGGTCATCACCCAGGGCCGCCGCTTCCTCTATCGCGCCAAGGCCAGTGTGACGGTCTCAGGCGGCTCGGCCACTGTGCCTCTCCGCACGATGCTACGTTTCCCGCCGGCGGATAACGACGTGGTCGAGATCGCCCAGCCCATGATCGAGGGCTTCGTTCGTGATCTGGGCGAATGGTCGGTTGGGGTCGACCGTCTCGTCGGCCTGCAGTTCACGGTGAGGGAGCGCTGATGGATGCGAACCTGATCGCCGCCTATCAGCAGCCCGCTTTCGTCAAGGCGACGCTCGTTCGGTTCGATATGGCTGGCGGGGCTATCTGTCTGACCGATGGCGGGTTCGTCTTTTTCGACGCCGGCGAGGGAAATGGCCCTGAAGCCTATGTCGGACATCACCCGGTCTATGGCTCGCTCGACACGGTCGGGTCGATCAAGGACGGGTCGGAGGCCCAGACGACCCGGATCGATATCGGCATCTTGCCGGTCTCGGACGTCGCCGCCGCCGCACTCGCCGCCCCATCAACGCAGGGCACGCGGGTTCAGTGGTGGGAGGGCGCGGTTGACCAGGTGTCCGGCCTGCTGATTGGCGCGCCGGAGCTGAAATTTGACGGCGAGATCGACAAGCCCCGGTTTCAGGTCGGCGATAGCTGGCTGCTGACGCTGGAGTGCGGCACCCAGGCCGAACGCCAGCTGGAGCCGAATTCGGACTGGCGCCTGAACCACGCGACGCATCAGCGGATCTGGCCCGGCGAAACGGGCCTGTCCTACGTCGATGGCGTCGCCCGCAAGAACGAGTGGCGCAGCCGGCCGGAAAACCCCGGCCTGTTCAAGCGCCTGCTCAACACCTTCGTGCCCATCTCCAACCTGTAGGGCGATCCATGCACCCGATGATGAAGCGCCAGGCTGCGACGCAGGCCTGCATGGACCGCTTTGCCTTCAAGGCCGTCGAGCCGGGCAAGCGCGATTGCGGCAAGCTTGCCGCACACGCGATGGGCAAGATGGGCCGTTCCGCAAAGCTGCTGAACGGCACCCGCCACAAGACCTTCGCCGGCGCCCTGAAATACATCCGCCGCCTCGGCTTCAAGGATCTAGTCGAGTTGATGGATGCGACCGGTCTGGAGCGCATCCCGCCTGCTGCCGCCTTGCCCTCCGACATTATCGGCATGCCGTCTGAGGCTGGAGACGGCTTCGGCTGTTCGCTCGCCGTGGCGCTGGACAATGGCCGGGTGCTGGGACTGAACCCGGCGTCAGGCCTGATCGAGCCGATGATCCCTCACCTGTTTGTCTGCGCCTGGAGGGTCTGAATGCCGTTCCTTCTGCCCGCCGCCGCGTCCGCCGTTGCTGCCGCTGCCCCCGCTGCTGCTGCAAGCGCCGCTGGAGCCGCCGCCTCGGCAAGCATCGGCGCGACCCTGACCAGCATCGCGGGCAACGTCCTGATGAACGTCGCCATCTCGGCGGCGATGTCGATCTTCCAGCCCCAGGTTGGGGTCGCGGGCCGCACCTTCGAATGGACGCTGGACCCAGACGGCCCGATCCCGTTCGCCGCCGGCCGTATCGGCGTCCCTGGCTCTGCCGTCTATCGCAAGACCTTCGGTCCCGACCTGATGTATTACGGCATCCCCTCGGTGATCTCGGGCGCCGGGCCGATCGATGGTTATGAGGCGTTCCTCGCCGACGACGAAAGCGTGACCTTCGACGGTTCCGGCAAGGCCGTGAGCAGCCAGTACGCAGGCGAGCTCTGGTACAAGAACAAGCTGGGCACGCAGCCCGACACCGCCCTCACCTCGCCGACGGGGCTGAAGAACGGCGCAACCCTTCCCGGCTGGACCTCGGCGCACAAGCTGTCGGGCAAGGCTTGCTACATGATCGTCATGGGCGAGAACTCGAAGGGGACCGCCTTCCCAACGGGTGAGATCAAGCCCCTCATCACCCTGCGCGGGCTGAAGGTCTATGACCCGCGTCTAGACAGCACCTATCCCGGCGGTTCTGGCTCGCACCGGCTGGCAAACCCAGCGACCTGGACCTATTCCGCCAACCCGATCCTGTGGGCGCTGAAATGGACGCTGGGCCTGTGGGAAGGCCCGAACGGCAAGGGCGCGCCTCAAGTCGATTATCAGGTCGGAGGCATCGGCGCGAAGCTGTCAGGCATCGACATGCCGGCCTTCGTCGCCGCCACCAATGTCGCGGATGCCAACGGCTGGACCTGCGCCGCCTATCCGACCACGGACGACGACAAGCACCAGGTGCTGACCGGCTTCTTGCAAGCGGGCGGCGCTATCTACGCCCAGCGCGCCGGTAAGATCAGCTGCATCCAGCGCGCCGCGCCGCGCACCAGCATCGTCACCATCTCGGCTTACGACACGGCCGGGCCGCTGGAGATCGACACGGCCGCCAGCCGCATCGACAGGATCAACACATTGCGGCCTCGCTTCTGGAGCGCGGCGCATCGCTGGCAGATGACCGCCCTCAACCAAGAGGTCACCGCCCAGGCCTACCGCGACGAGGACGGGGCGGTGCGGACGCGGGGGATCGACTATCCCTATGTGACGAGCGCGAAGCAGGCGGGCCAGCTCGCCGCGCTCCAGATCGCCAACACGCGGGAGGGCATTGCGGGCGTGATCCCGCTGAAGCCGCATCTGCAACGCATTCGGCCCGGCGACGCCTTCACCATCACAGAGGCCGGGTTCGTCCTGAACGGGCTTAAGTGCCTGTGCTTGAACACCGACTATGATCCGGCGACGGGCGTGGTGCGGGCGTCGTTCGTCAGCGAGACTGACGCCAAGTATCCGTTTGCCCTTGGCCAGAACCCGACGCCGCCCGAGCCACAGGTCCTGACGCCGGTCGATCCCCGATATGTCAGCCCGCCGGCGGAAGAGGATTGGACGCTCGCCGCCGAAACCCTCGTCCAAAACGGAAGTTCGATCCCGATCATCGCCTTCACTGGCTTGTGCGACAACGCGACCGCCGAAAGCGTCATCTTCGAGTTCCGCCCTGTCGATGACCCGCCTCGTCTCTGGGCAGGCGCTGGCGTCGAAGGCCCGGCCGTGGAGCGCAAGGAAGTCGGCGGCCCGATCACTCAAGGCACCGCTTACGAAGGCGCAGTCAGCTACCGGCGCGGCAACAACGTCTCGGATCGGCTGGTGCTGGGGCCGGTGACGGTTGGTTCCTACGCGGTTTCTCCGGGCCCTGCCGCCCGGCGCTTGGTCAGCCAGAGCCTCGACTATCCCTTCTCCAGCGACTCCTCATCCATCACTATCGCCACGGCCTTTACCGGCGTCGTGGAAGGCTCTGGCGCGACAGTCAGCTTCCCGGCCGGATCCATCACCGGTCTGTCCAACTCGACGCAATACGGGGTCTTCTGGAAGGCTGGCGCTGGCTACGAGGTCGAGGCCTATCCCGCAACCACGCACATGACGACAGGTTCGTGGATCTTCGTCGGTTGGCAGGCCACGTCCGATGGTGCGGGCGGTTTCCCGAGCTCGCCCCCTCCCCCGCCCGGCTGGGGCGGCGGCGGCAACACCCCGATCTACGAACAACAAGTCGCCTGAAAGGGCATCCCGACATGATCACACCAGGACGCCTGGACCTTACGGTTCAGCGATGGACGCCGTTCGCCTATCAGATCGACTTCGAGGGTTTGGACTTCACCGGCGCGACGATGGCGATGCAGGTCCGCCTGTATCGCGATGCCCCCGGCGGTGCCCTGCTGTCCCTGAGCAACGCGGCTTCGAATGCCGAGGGGCTGAGCGTCACAACGATGGCCGTTGAGGGTCTGACGACTTCGACGGTGCAAATCCGCATCAACGAAACCACTGCCGAAGCCTTGCTGCTTAATGCAGGCAAGCCCGGCGACGACATACGCGTCGTCTACGACATTCACATCACCGGTGGCGGGTTCGCCAAGACCAGATGGATCGAAGGCGATCTCATCATTCGCGCAGGAGCGACGCAAAATGGCTGA